CCACGTCAGCCGGGAAGACAAACTCGCCGTCAGCCAGCCATGCTGGGATGTCGTCAGACTGGCCGTCACCGTCTCCAGCAACGTGTTTGCCGCCCTTGAAGTCCTCCCGGCCGTTGTATTTGCCCAGAGCGCCGCCGGATTTAGCCAACAAGGGCAGAACCATGCCACCAGAGGCCTTCAGAGGCTCCACGAAGCCACCTTCTTTGTAGTTTGCTGCCACACCCCCAAGGATGTCGTCAATGCTGTCCTCGGAGCCGTAGGAGTAGTAATTGCTCTCGTCGGACGGCGAGTCAGATCCGCCACTAAGCATCTTTGCCAGCGCTCCAACATCGCTGTCAAGCTGTTCAGCCTGCTGGTTTGGGTTCATGCGCTGCTGGATTACGCCCAAAAGGCGGGGGTCGATTTGGTTCATCGTGAAGTTTCTTTCAAGTTCAGCTTGGGCTTCCTTAACCCGTGCAAGTGGATCTATCGCGCCCCCGGTTACCCGAGATCTTAACGAGGCTGGGTCAACGGTTATGCCAGCCAGAAGACCAGCCAGCTCTTCCTCTTGGCGAACTCGTCTTGGCGACTCCTTGGCTTGCGACTTGCCAGTCTCCGTGGGTTTGTCTGGTGGCAGAACCGTTGGAGGTGTAACTGTTGGAGGCAGCACGACTGGAGGCGTAACTGTTGGCGGTGTCGTGACTGTTGGTGGGGTTGTGACTGTTGGGTTGACAGCGGGGTTTACTGCTGGATTTACAGCAGGATTTACAGCAGGATTGACTGCGGGATTGACCGCTGGGTTGACCGCTGGGTTGACCGCCGGATTGACCGCTGGATTAACGGCAGGATTAACTGCGGGGTTAACAGCAGGATTCACTGCTGGGTTGACAGCGGGATTAACGGCTGGGTTGACTGCTGGGTTGGCAATAGCATTTGTTGCAATATCAATCGCCTGCTCCAAACCCACGCCAAGGCCAACCGCCGCCTTGACTGCGGCCTCAAAGGCAGAAATCTCTGCGCTGGCTTGATCTCCGCTGGTGGCAGCAGCAGCCTTTACGGCCGACTGAACAACTGATGTGATTGCTGGGGCAACATCAGAACCATTTTGGATAGCGGCCTCCAAGGCTGGCTTCACAGCAGATTCAATTGCACTCTCAACGCTTTGACCCTGCCCCATAGACAAAGAAACGGCGCTCTCAACAACGGCGCTTGCATTTTGCCCGGACCCTATGGCCGAAGTAATAACGCTTGCAACATTCTGTCCTGAGTCAAGTTGGATCCCCATGTCTGCGCGAACAGACTGTGAGACTTGCGCTGTAGGAACACTGAAGTCGACTGCTGATGCAACAGGAGAGGTGACCGCAGCGGAAATGGACAGAGCCAATCCAGCCGCCTGATTTCGGATCTTGTCCATCATCGACTGCTGAGAGTTGTCCGCTTTTAAGAAGTCGGCCTGCTCCTGAGTGATCGGGTTTGAACCCAAGAAATAATCGGCAGGCAGCTTTGTAAATTCAGAGCCACGAGTAAACAGGTCGCTTGGAGACTCTCCGGGAACAACAGGAGCCGAATCAAAGCCAGACTTGCCGTCAATCATGCGCTGGATGGTGCTGTCAACTGCGGATGCGCCCGAGGCAATCGCAGAAGATCCACCAACAGCCGCAGCGGTGGCGATCACTGTGTCAGATAGCGCTTGCTGAAAGTCAGCAAATGTGGATGCCTTGCCAAGACCGAAGCTGGCGTACTTGTCGGTGGCAAACTGCGCAACGGTAGTCAGAAGCTCCGAGGCCTCCTCCCTAACCAGACCCTTCCCAAGATTTTTTACGCCATCAATGATTTTGTCGGTTGAACCGGTAAGGGGGACGCCCTTCATGATTTGCTTCATGCCGGGTATGCCAATCATTTCACCGGCAATTTCAATAGCCGTCATGGCTGCTGTTCGCTTGCCGTTTTCTACATCGGAGAGCTGACGAACATCCGTGATTCCGTAGGAACGAGCCTCTTCCTTGCTGTTGAAGACATTACCTTTGTTGTCAAACCACTTTTGAGTGCCTTCGACCCAAGTGTTGTTTGCAACAACAGCTCCGATGGTCATGACTGGGCCGAGAGGTCCGGCAACGATGAATGAGGCAGCAGACTCTATGCCGCTTGCAAGTCCGGCAGCAACGGCCCTCTCGCTGCCAACCAGTTTGGACATCTCGGTGTCTTTTCTGTTGTACAAAAGCTCTTGAGCTGTTTTCAGGGCCGGGGCATCCTGTCCAAGCAAGTCGCCCATAAATTGAGCGGTTCTGACGCCAACACCAGCAACATCCGCAGCAGCCAAATTCCCGGCTGTTTTAACAACGTCTACCGCTGTTGAGATAAAAGGCTTTTCGTATTCCTTGAGCACATCTCTTGTGCCTTCTGGTGCTTTGCCCGTCACAACACCACCGGGGTTCACCGCAGCCGTCTGCTTGAGCATCGTGTCAATCACACGATACGTTGCGCCATCAAAGCTGTTTCTCATCTGTTCTTGTTGAGCAGGAGTAGCGTTGGCGTAGGCGTTCGTGTAGCTCTTGAGAGATGCAGCAGACAGATTCTGAGGATTCAATTCAGATTCTGATGCGCGGCTGGCAATTTGATCGGCCACATAGTTGCGAACCGTTGGACTGAACGATGCATTTGCAGGACCGGCAAGATCTGGTCGTTCCTCGGCGGTGGCTGTGCTGTACTCCTTGCCGCCATAAGTAAACGTCTTGTTTGGACCTAGTTCTTGACGTGCGATTCTGAAGGCGTCGTTGCGTGTTGGGGCAGACGCTATCTCGTTTTTAACCGCAATAGATCGCATCTGATCATCTGTTGCGGAAAAGTTGTAGGTCTTGCCATCAAACGTAAAGCTGGTTGCCGATGGGTCTCTGATCTGAGCAAGAGCGGAAGCCTCTGTTACGTCGTTGGCTTCTGCGTTGCCAATCGCCACGGTGTTGCGTGCAGTTGCAGCATCCTGTGCGCCAGAAAGGTCTCCGAACTCGGCGTCTCTTGCCCCGGTGGATGCCGTGGTCGTGATTACGTTGCTGGGTCCAGCGTCTGGGATCTTGTTGATCACAACGCCAGTGGCAGCTTCGGCCGCATCCATAGCATCCTCATCGGATGCGCCGGTACGTTTGGCGTCAATAAACGCCTGAGCACCCGCCTCAGTCATGTCATCAGTTATGCGGTTGGTGATGCCGCCACCAGAGGAGTCGTCGGCAAGAGCGCCGCGCACTGCATCTTTGCCAACTGAGATCGCTGTGTTGATCAACACTTGATCCAAAGGCTGACCAGAGGTGACCCCGCTTATGGCGTTCTTGACCATATTCTGTTGCGATGGCGACAGACTAGAGAAGCCCTCAATGTTTGAGGCCATCATGTCAATTGCGCCAGACGTGGCCCCACCAACAGCGCCAGACAAAATAGCATCACTGATGTCTTGATCCGTCAGCGCTGCTTTTGTGGCAGAGGATGCAGCGCTTGTGAATGCGTTGCCCAAAACCCCTGTGTCATCCAACGTGTTCAGGAAATTTGCGCCATCCTTGATGATTCCAGATGTTGGCAGGCCCTGCATTACCGTGTTGATGGCTATGCTTTTTGCCACATCTTTGAAGTCAGCACCGCTTGCCAGAGAAAGAGCCGCCTGCGCTGCAATCTGCTGGGGAATAGAAAGTCCGCCCGTGGCAACAGCAAACGCAATCTGACCCAAAGGGCCAAGATCGGTCATGATCTGGTTCAAAGTATTTGTTGATCCACCAAACTGTGTGTAGAACACAGGGGTGCCGTCATCCCTGAACTGCACGCCGTAGCCGGTCGATCCGTCGCCAGCAAAAGTTCCGCTGAAGATGTTGCCCTGTGCGCGGTCGTAGCGCGGGTCCAGTGCCACGCCGGTTTCTTTGTTGCCGAAAACTTCTTTGGCCCCAACCGGGGCTATGTAGCTAAAGTTACCGGCGTCGTCGTACCCAGTCCGAACCGAATTGGGGTCAACTGTTTTGCCGTTTGCATCCTTGTACCCAACGATAACCTGCCCCATGTATTCACCCAACTCAGGGTCATACATAGGTTTTTGCCCGTACACAGGCGTAACCGCTGCGTCTGCTGCAACAGTAATCTTGCCAAACTGATTGATGTCCGTAATACCCGCAGTAGCCAGCATACGGGCCATATCGGCTGCGTTCTTTTCTGCGGAGCCAAAACCCTCGCCAGACCACTTGTCAGTAAACCCCTGATCAAGAATCTGCTGCTGAAGCGTCTTGACTACACCCCGAGGATCGTCACGCAAAGAGAGGTCATTGACGACAAGCTCTCGAACTTCGTTGGCGTCGAAGGTTGGGCCAAATCTGCTTGTCAGTTGGGCCAGCGTGGCTGCGTCTGGCTCGACTCCGTAGATGCTTTTATAGGTGCTGTAAATGCTATCTGGTGTTGAGCCGTACTTCTCTGCTGCGGCGGATTGCTCAAACTCAGCACGCTCTTCTGGGCTGATCTCCGATCCAAATTTGTTGTACCAGTTCTCAAGACCCGCAGCGTCAGGGGCTCGGCCAAGAACATCAAAATACAAATCCGCAATGTTGCTTTTTCCTGAGCCGTACTTTTCTAACGACGCAGAGCGCTCAAACTCAGCACGTTCTTCTGGAGAAATTTCCGAACCAAATTTTTGATACCAAGTGCCCAGACCGCTTGGGTCTGCGTTGCGGTTAAGCACATCTCGGTAGAGCTTCTGGACTCCAGCAACTTCTGGGGCGTTGTTCTGTTGCAGGTAATCAGCAACGTAGGCGCTGTACTGGTCATTGGGGTTTGCAACAAGATAGTCGGCAACCGAACTTTTGAAAGTGTTGGTTAGGTCAGCAGGTTTGACGGAGCCGCTTTGAAGCGCGGCCACCCAGTTGTCAAACCCAGCTTGGTCAATGTTGGATGCAGCGTCTCCTATGCCGGTACGACCGATTGAGCCGTAGGCGTCACGCACCATTTGCTCATAGTCTGGCGCTGCTGGAGCAGACATCAGAGTTGGGTCTTCAGTTGTGAGCAACACCTGTGCACGATTAGCGCCAGTTGTTGGCGCTGGGCTTACCCCAATACCTTGAGCGCCCAAGCCGGGGGTGTTGGAGATCTCAGCGGAAGTGAGTGCCGGTTGAGCCGCAGGCTCTGTGCCTTGAGCACGAGCTTCTGCAACAGCGTTCTGAAAGATGCTGATCTCATTCGCATCAATGGTGTCGCCAAAATCTTTTGCCCAGTAAGCCAAACCTTCTGGGTCTGATGCTCTGCCTGCATACTGTTGGTACAGATCTTCAATGCTTTTTGCCATTATCTTTCACCATTCATCACGTTTAGAACAGCAGAAGCCCAGTCCTGCCAATCCTCATAGCTGTACGGGCTTGGAATCCCTTGATTTGTGAAAATGTCGATACCCAACAGGCCGACCGCCCAGCTTTTCCAATCCGTCTGGTCATCAGGAATGGCAAGCTGTTGAGCCGCATACTGCTCACACATCAGGCACCCCCACTCCGCAAACTCCATGTGTCTGGGATCATAAAGTAGGGGGGACTGAGGGTTAGGAGTTGTAGCCACGTACATCCCCGAGGTCTGCGTTGACAATCACTTTGCCCATCTGGAAGTCCCCTCCGGCCACGTTGGACACAAACTTCAACCTTAATTCCCGTCTTTGCTCTCGCAGGTCAATTTTCGTTGTTCCGGGCTCAAAAGGATAGGGGCCAGTCGTTTTATCTTCAGACTGCGCGAACGGCCGACCGGTGATAAACAGATCCATCGGGCCTTCTTGGATGAAATCAGGCTCCAAACGCTCAATGTGCAGCCAGCGGTTCTCGCCCACGGGGGAGGGCTGAGACGGTCCGCCAGCTACCCAACCGAGGTCGCTGGTCTCAAAGAAACTCTCAATAGCGTTGGAACTCGTGCCCTGAATGGCGTCGGTCCCAAACTCATGCTGCCAAATACTGACGAAATCTGTCAGTTGATCGACCGAGAACGCCAGTGCCGACCCACCGGGGATGCTGGCCGACAGGGTGTCGGTGGTCAAATAATTGACGCCACGGTCGTTAACCGTGACGCTGGTGGCTACCCCTCCAGCGATGACGATTGTGGCCGTTGCGCCGCTTCCTGAGCCTCCTGTGAGGGCTTGGAAGGTGTATGTGCCGTTGGTGTACCCAGATCCAGCGTTGGAGATGGTCAAAGCGTTGATCCCGCCAACCTCATTCACCTCGGTGGAGGCGTTCACGGGGAAGCGGAAAACCTGTGAGAAGTAACCAGCGGAGCGACGAGCGCCTTCAGCTTGGCCTGCGTCGTACCAGACGTTCTCTCGGACGTTGTAGATGATGGCGTCGTTGCACTCTTCCGAGTCCCCACGGGGGTAGAACCACCACACCTCGCCAAACCGTGGAACCTTAGTGGCCCAGACCTTCTGGCGCTGGTTGTAGTTCAGGTTGTCGAAGAACCAGTTCTGGTTCATGGTGTTCGGGATCTCTTTGACCACACCGTTGTACAACAGGAAGCGGTCGGTGCCGATCCAGTAGTAGATGCCGTCGTACTCAATCACGCACTGAGATGACAAGATGGACGTCTGCGAGGAGATGATGTCGTAGCGCCAGTATTGAGGAGGGGTTCCAGCTCCACCGACAAAAGACATCCTGATCAAGCTGTCCAAGCTCCAGAACAAGCCAGAGGGTGAGTTAGATCCGCCTCGCACTGGAAGACCTTTGACGATCTTTCCGGTAGCCACGTTGACCTCGTTGGCGTCAGGTGAGTTCCAATCCGTGACGTCACCGGCCGAGCAGTTCTTCAGCAGACCAGCGTCCCCATAGGCCACAACGTATGGGTGCAAGGACACCACGCCGCCACTGACGGAGATGACATCACCAGTTGGGTTGAAGCCGCCAGTGTCTTTCAATGGGGCAACCGTGGTCCCGTTGATGTCACCAGCCAAAACAGGCGAGTTGACGGTGCTGTCAATCTCAATCAGGTTCTTGCCGGGGTGGGCAAGCAGCAAGTTGCTCCCGCCAACCACGTTGTAGAGGGCGTCAAACTGCCACAAGTTTCTATCACTTGCATCAAAGTTTGAGTCCACAGATGTGACGCTGATTGCAAAGCCTGAGCTGGCGTAAATGCTGTCAACCTCAACCTTGAACCCAGAGCTTTGGGTCACAGAGAGAACTCTGAAGCCGAACCCGCTGCTTGAGTTTGTGCCGTTGACAGACAAGGCAAAGCCACCAGCGTTTGCAAGAGTTGCAACTACAAAAGAAAAGCCGGAGCTGGCATACACGGTGCCCACGGGGATAGAGAAGCCAGAGCTAGACACCACCGTGGAAACCGGGACAGAGAAGCCGGTGCTTGCAAATACAGCAGACACAGGAACAACGAACCCAGAGCCAGTCCCGCCGATGTCTGTTGAGTTGGCGGACATGATGTTGCCGACCACAAATCCTCGGCCTCTGCTTGTGATGGTGACCGTAGTGACAATGTTGCCTGCGACCACAATCGTTGCAACAGCACCAACACCAGATCCACCAGTCAGCGTAACGCCGGTATAGGTTCCGTTGGTGTATGCAGAGCCTCCAGTGACCGCTCCGAGGGTCTGAATGCCAGAGCCAATAACAGCAGGGCTGCACGACAAGGAATCAGCCACGGTGTAGCCATTGCCCTTGTTGGTGATGGTCACCGTGCTTACAGCGTTGCTGGAAACAACAATCGTGGCCCTCGCCCCGGAGCCAGTGCCGCCCGTAAGTGGCACATTGGTAAATGTTCCGTTCGTGTAATTTGAGCCGCCAACCACAGTGCCGGTTGTATCAACGCCGTTTGTGTATCCGCCAAGAGAAATGGCGTCTGCACTCATGCTGTCGGCCACTGTGTAACCAATGCCGCGAGAAGTCAAGGTTACGGCCGTTACGTCGCCACCAACGCCAACAGTAATGTCCGCCCTTGCACCGGAGCCAGTACCGCCTGTCAGGGCGACATTGCTATACGTGCCGGTGGAGTAGTTTGTTCCACCAACAAGCGATCCAGATGTCAGGGTGTTGATGCCTGATCCAATTGCTGCGGCAGAGGCGCTGATTGAGTCTGATGCCGAGTATGCAGAACCAGCATCGGTAATCTGCACACTGGTAACCGCATTTCCAGAAACCGAAATCGTTGCTTTTGCGCCAGTTCCGGTTCCGCCAGTCAGGGCGACATTTGTGTAAGTGCCGTTGGTGTAGTTTGATCCGCCAGTAAGGGTGGATGTTGTGGCGATGCCATTGACAGATCCAGCTAGGACAGCGGTGAGGCTATCGCCCGATGCGTAGTTAACACCAGCGTTCACGATAGCAACATTGGATACGCTGCCATTTGAGACTAGGATGTTTGCCGTGGCACCCGTGCCAAGTCCACCAGTCAGAGGTACGTCCCTGAACAGGCCAAGTGCGGACAAAGACCTGCTTGAGACTGTCTGACTGTTGTTGATGTTGTACGTTCCAACACCGCCAGATCCAGAGCCAAAAGACAGAATGACCGTGTCTGCCTCGATGCCGGAACCATTGATGGTTTGACCAACCACAAGAGCGCCATTTGCAACGGCGGTGACAGTCAGCACAGTTCCCGAGATGGAGCCAGTGAACGCTGCTGTGGTCGAGTTGGTGTAAAAACTTCCCGGTGTGATGCTGACGGAGTTGATGATCCCGCTGACGCCGCCGATGTCTTCAGCCGAGGCCGACAAGATGTCATTCACAGCGTAGCCAAAGCCGTCGCTGGTCAAGGTGACCGCACCCACGGAGCCAGACACCAAAGATGCCACAGCGCACTGGAAGCCGGTGCTTGCCTTCAAGGTGGCAACAGCCACGTTAAAACCTGCGCCAGCTCCGCCAAGGTTGGTGTTCGCCGTGGTCAGGCTGTCTGCGACCGTGTAGCCCACGCCGGGGTATGTCAGGACAGCGGAGATCACAATGCCGCCAGACACGGTGATGGTGGCCTTTGCGCCCGTTCCCGTGCCACCTGTAAGCACCACGTTGGGGTAGATGCCACCAACGTAGCCAGAGCCGCCTGTGAGCGCTCCAAAGGTTGCCACGCCAGCGCCGATGTCACCCACCGCGCAAGACAGCACGTCGTTGACAGCGTAATTGTTCCCGCCGTAGGTTATTCCAACGGAGATCACGTTGCCCCCGGAGACGGTGACCGTGGCTTTTGCACCCGTACCAGAACCACCAGTGAGGTCAACATCCGAGAATGACCCGTTGGTGTAGTCCGAGCCGCCGACGATGTTCTTGGTCGCGCGAATGCCGTTGTCGAGCACCTCTACATCGCCAACTGCGCCAGTTCCTGACCCGCCGATGAATGAGACTCCCGTATAAGTCCCGGGCTCATAGAGTGAGCCACCCGTGATCTGGCCCGAGCTGCTGATGATGCCGGTCAACCCGCCAATCGTGGAGGCTGCTGCGGTCAGCTCATCGGTGGCAAGGTAGCCAACACCACGGTCTTGAGATACCACCCCAGTCACAGCGCCACCAGAGACGGTGATGTTTGCTGTTGCGCCAGACCCAGTACCGCCTGTCATTGGCACGCTCAGGTACGAGCCGTCGGAGTACAGAGTGCCCCCGGTGATTGCGCCGTAGGTTTGAACCCCGTTGCCAATTGATGCGGCGGCTGCGGACAGGACGTCGCTGGGAAGGTATCCGTTCCCATCATTGGTGATGGTGACGGACGATACAGAGTTTGAGGCAACCACAACAGTGGCTTGAGCACCAGTGCCTGTGCCGCCTGTAAGCGCGACATTTGGGTATGTACCGTTGGTGTAGCCGGAACCGCCAACAAGAGACCCAACAGTGTTTATAGGCGAGGAGATGGAGAAATCAAGGATGCCAGATCCAACGCCGTTGTTGTTGATCGTCAGCGACTGCAATCCGTTGTTGTAGCCGTTGAAAATTCTGTTGAAGCCGTTTGCAGCGTCAACATAGATCCCCCTTGAAATCCCAGACAAGCTGTTGGTGATCTCTTTGTAGCCACCAATTTTTCTTGGTCGTGAGCGCTGAAACCTGACCCACTGGCCGTCGACATAAAACTCCTTGTCGAACAAGGTGCCGTCTCGTTGAATACCAGCCTTGGTGTCAAGCGCAAACACTTTTTTGGTCATTAGAATGCTCCGCCAGATATGCCTGCCGTGAAGTTGCCAGCGCCAATAACTTCAACGCCGTTGGCGTCAACGTCTAAGACTAGGTTGCCAAGCACGGAGATGCCAAAACGTCCAGCGCCGGGACGGTAAATGCCGGTGTTGGTCTCAGAGCCGAAGTTCAGCGACGGAGAAGCGGCCGAGCCATTCACAAGACTGAACGCCGTACCACCAGCTTGGGTGGTGTTGGCGTTCAAGATATTGGTTGCATCGCAAATCAAAGTGGCCTGTCCTGCGGCCGGAACGGTTGCGGTGTTGCTCCCCGAAACCCCGGTAGAGATCGTCAGGGTGAAAGCGCCAGCATTGCACTGATTAGAAATTACATACAGGTTAATCACCGGTGGGACGATGATGGTTACGTTGCCGGTCAAGGTTCCGGTGTAGACCTGAATCGTGTTGGCTGCTTCACTTGCTGTAAGGGTGTAGGTTCCCGAGACAACGGGCTTGGTCAGCACGCCAAATTCAAACTGGGTGCTTACGCCATAACCAACGGTTACGTACTCGGTCCCGGTCGACACAACGAAAGCGGACTCGCCCGGAGCGAAGGCCTTGCTGACTGCGCCGTCAATGTTTTGACCGCCCGTGGTGCTGATCGTGGCTGTTCCAGTTCCGTTGTTCTTGAACAGGATGAACCAGTTATCCCCGGTGGCTGAGGCCAAGGGAAGGGTGACCGTTGTTGAGCCACCAGACCAGACCATGGTCTTGGCTCGGTCGCCTGTCATAAAGGTTGAGGATGCCACCACCGAAGACGATGGGTGGCTTTGGTTCAGCGTAGAGCCAGAGGCCAGCAAACCAGCGCCAGCAAGCGTTGCAGCGTCAGCCGATGATGTGCCAGCACCGAAGGCGATATTGCCCCATGTGCCCTGCTCGTTGGCGTTGGTGCGGATATAGACGTACTTGGCCTCACCGGGGGCGATGGTGATGATCGTGCCCAAGCCACCGAAGGTTGCAACCGTGAAGGTGTTTGCGCCGACGTTGCGGATCAGGGAGTCGTTACCCACCGACGCTTGGTTTGCTGGGGGCATGAACAGAGACAGGCCAGCGTTGGCCGTGACGTCCATGATCCGAGCGACGTAGTCATCCGTGGCGTTGCCGTTGATCGGCCACTCCAATTGAGTATTGGCCGTCAGCGTGACAGAGCGGTAGGAGACGTCCGTTGGCTGGATGACGTTACCTGTGAAGGGGCTGTTGTAACTCATGATTGATCCTTAACTGTCAACGGCAACCGCTTGACGGTCTGCCACACGAAGTCTGTCTTCTGCCACCAGCACATCCATTGACTGCTGATACAGGGCCTGCCACAACTGCACCCGCTCGTCGTTCTTCAAGAACGGCATGGCCTGCAAGAGCGTCCCGTACAGGAGCGCCTGAGGTGCATAGACGGTGAACCAGTTGGTCTGGTTTGAGGAGTCCAGAGGCTGGAGGCGCTCGTAGTACAGCACCTCAAAGACGTAGTCTTCGTCCGGGGTGGGGGCAACCATCCAGTGGGTGTAGTCGTAGTCGCAGTAGAACTTGGGCACGTCCGTCAGCGCGGGATCAGGCCAGTACTCGCGCAGGTACTCGTACCGACGGGTGAGGACGGGCTGGCGCTTGCCTGCCACGGTGATGTTCATAGAGACCGTTTTGTGCCACCGGGCAGGCTTGTCGATCACGTTGGAGCCCGTGGTCATGGTGCTTGACTGCACAGTCATGTTGCCCAAGAACTTGATCTGGGCGGCAATGGTCTGCTCGGCCAGCATGATGAACAGCGGGATCTTCTCCAGAGTAGCCGTGTCTGTACGCTCCAGATAGGACTGGACGTTCTCGACCAAGCTGTCGTAGGTCATTACACTGGCTGTCGGCATAAGCCCACCTTTTTCTTGATTGATTCGGGTCGCATTGAAAAGCGCAGGATTTCCGACATTTTCGCACTTAACTCAGGAAAAGGGCAATCTCAGCCTCGCGGCGCTTGACCAGACCCGGCAAGACCTTCCCACCTCCCTTGGTCCACATGCGGAAAGCCTCGGCTGCGCCCTCCCAGTCACCCCGGTTGGCCCTCATGCGGATGCTGCTGCGCTGGAGGTTGCCTAGCCCGAAATTGAAGGATATAGAGACCAGAGCGTCAAAAGCGCCTTGACGGCCAACACAGCGGGGAACAAGTCGAAGAACACCACGTTCAAAATCATTGACGTCCACACGGAATAATTCGTTGATCTCTTCCTTGGTCCAGACACGGTTGTCCTCCGGTTTCAGTGGGTACTCCTTACGGATCATGGGGATGTCGGCTTTGGTCTTGCCGGGAGGCCGCACCACGGGGAGCCTGATCTGCTCTTGGTACAAGACGTGGCCGTAGCCAATCGTCCAGATGTGCGCTGGACACAGGTACGGGCGGTTGCGGAACCCCTCGTACCGGTGCATCAGGTCTTCACCTGCCCTGCTCAGCTTCACTTCTTGCTCCACTGACGGCTTCCGAACCAGTAGCCTATTATTCCCCCCAACATAGCCAATTCGTCGCTGGAAAAAATAATGTCTGAGTAACGGATCACGTCGTCAATGCTGGTAATCAGGCCCGGTTGCTGGTACAGATACCACGCCATGAATGCGTTGATGCAGACCAGCTCGATCACGAAGATGTAGGTCACCGTAGGGCGAACAGTACCCACGTAGCTGGACACCCATGTGGATGCCTTCTCAAGCACCTTGGCATCGTGTTCAAGCGCAGCCTCCGTCATCCGGGCGTCGGTTTCCATCGCCACCTGCTCAGTGCGGATTTCCTCAACACGGGCTTGCGCCGCGAAGCCGGCAGCGGCCAGTTGAAGCTCACGTTCAGTTTGAACTTGGGCGAGGCGCAGCTCGTGCGCTTGGTCGGCCTTGTTCTGGAAGAACTCCAGCAGCTTGGGTAAACCGGAAATCAGCAGACCCCCGAGAGTTGAAATGAGTGACAGCATTATTTTTCCAATACGAAAGAAAGATTATCGTGACGGGGGTATGTAACCACACGTTCACCCTCGGGGCACTTGTACTTGATGATGGCAGTCAGGGTCGCCTTGCCGGGGGTCACGGGCTCTTTGTCTGACAGCTTGAGCTGGTACATGAAGGTATCCACCTCGTCGCCAGCGGGGCCAGTGAACTTATTGTTGGAAGGAGTGGCCTCATGCACCATACCTGCTGCATCGCGCACAGACGGCGTAAACGCTTCCACTGAGCAGTCGTCGCGCTTCTTGATCCGTGCAACAGTCACGTTGATGGGGTCGCCGATCTTTGCCGCCGGGATGTTGAAGTGCTGCGGTGACCACTCAAGAATGGCGCGATCAAGCCAACCGAACTTGTCGGCCAATGTGTAACTGCCTCCTAGTGCAGCAACACTGGCGGCAACAGCCCCAATGACTTTGGTAAGGTCCACCATACAACTTCATCCCCACATAAGAAGGACGGCCCGTGCCGTCCATACAGTCAGACCAACGAGACTGGCTGCTGCGATGAATGCAATCAGCCAGTCTTTCATGGTCAGAGCCCGAAGATCTTCTTGACGAACTCAGCCGCAACACCGGGGCCGAGCAACACAGCAGCGATCACCGCATAAAGCAGATACTCAATCTTGGTCATGCGCTTTGAACCCTCGTCAAATCTGGCCTGAATGCCTTCATAGCGATGGGCGCAAATTTGTTCGTGCGTGGTCAATCTTGCCTCCGTTGCGTCAATCTGCTCCGCCATCACTCATCCTTGGGTTCGCCCTCTGGAGGGGCAAGTTGTGCGTCAGCCTGAGTCTTGATCTTCATCGCCACAGGGTATGCACCCGACTTTGTTGGAAGCTCACTGAGGCCAGCAAGGATCAAGTTGATGTCGTCAATGGTCAGGTTTTCAAGTGTGATCATGGTTGTGTAGGCCAGTCAATTGTCCAAGGGAAGCCAGCTTGCGCTGTGACATCGCGCAGCGCTTGGCGGTAGACGGCCCAAGCAAGATCGTCCGCAGGTGAGTCGGCCAACTGGGTCCAGTCGCTGTCCTTGAGTTTGTCGTTGCGCTGCTGACGCATAGCCTTGGCTTGTTCAGCATCTTTGGCGGCGATACCTTCAGCATCCATGTCAGCCACGGAATACTTGGTGTACCACTTGCCCTCGATCTTCTCAACACCATCACGGAAGGCTGTCTGGTAACGAGTAGGCTGTGCCTGTGGGCCTTCAAGCACTACGTCAGCACCCAAGCCGTCAAGGATTTCCTCAGTAGTGATGCCCCATACAGGGCCACCGTTTGATTGAGTGTATGCACGGAACTCTGCCTCGTACATCACTGCGCCTGTTT